GGTAAAATAGTTAACTCATTTGTGTCCTTTATAATTTCTACTAAACTTTGAAAAGCTTCTTTAGGTTCAGCTAAACTTCTAGTTAGTTTAAGTGCACTTTGTTGTAAATTAGTGCCAAACTTTTCTAATGGTGTTTGATTGCTTAGTGATTGAGTTAATTCTTTATATGCTTTATCTGATGCCTTAAATGCTAATGTGGTTTCATTAACCCTAGCTGCTGAAGCAGCTTCTTCTTGTGCAAGTTTTTTCTGTGCAGCACTAATCTTTTGTATAGTACCTAAAACATCACCAGTAGCATTTATTTTATTTGCAATATTTTCAGCACTAAAATTTTGACTAATGCCTAATATATCAGTTATTGCTTTTTGATAAGCAATTTTTGCTGGTCCAAAATCTGCTAAAATAATACTTTGACTGACTGCTTTAGCTACGCCTTCTGTTAATTCAGTTTGGGCATCTAGATCAAATATTTTTAAAAAGTTTTGTTTTGCTCTATCATAGTCTCCAGCATTAGCATTAAATTTTATAAAACTATCACCTGCTTTTTCTAAACCATCTGATAATTCTTTTATAGCGGCACTACGTGCTACTAAACTTTGCACAGTAAGTTTATTTAGTGGATCATAGTCACCAAATCTTTTTAATACTGCTGCAGCATTTTTAACAGTATCGCTTAGGGTTTCTAAGCTACTATTAAATTCAGTAGCTTCTTTTTTATTACTGCTAAGAACGTCATCTATAATTCCAAGAGTTGCTATAAAACCTGCTGCTGCTGCAATATAACCGCCAAAAGCGTTTAAAAAAGTTACAAATCTTGCACCAACAATTGCAAAAGTAGCACCAGTTGTAGCAAGAGTTTTATTAAAAAATCCTAAATTTGATTTATCAACCTCTTGACCTAATTTTGCAAAACTTTGTGATAGTGATTGTACACCACCATAGTCAGCAGCACTAGCAATAATATTTAATTTTGTAGCTTTTTGCGCTGCGTCTTCTGCTATTTTTCTATTTTCAGCATATGCACCACTGCTACCTTTAATTGTTTCAAGTAATTTATTTTCTTGTTGCACATATGCAGTATTAGCAGCTTTTGCACGTTCAGCAGCATTGGCAATATCCAAGTATACTTGTGCTCTAACATCACCAGATTTTTTAAATTCCGCAGATCTCTTTTTTAGTGTTGCAATATCTTCGTCTTTAATATCTTGTATACTTTCTTCCTTTAAGACTCTGCTTAATGTTCTCTCCCTGCCACTAAATGTAGTAGTTTTCTTTAGATCATTATATCTTTTTTCAGCATCATTAAGAGCATTAAGTTCGGCTTCAGCACCTTGTTCAATTAATTTCTTTTTAGCCGCATTTTCTGCTTTTAGTGATTCTAAAGCTCTGTTCTTTTTGTCCTCAGCATATTGTGCGGCCTCATCTGCTGATTGTCGTAGTCCTGTGCCTAATTCTGCTATTGCTGGTAATGCCTGTTTAACAATAGTTAATCCAATAGCGCCTAATATACCTAATAATGCTGTAGGACTACTAGCTAAAAAGCTGACTAAAGGTCCTAAGAAAGTATTAATTGCCATGCCGGCCGTTGTTGCTAAGTTGTTTAAACTAGCCGCTAGCTCAGAATATGGATTAGCTTTTGTATCAATATTGCCAAATTTAGTTTCAAACTCTGCTAGTACAGCAGTTGCAAAAGCTTGACGCTTTTCAAAGTCAGTAAGCGCAGATGCTGATTTACCAAGACTTAAAGCATATTTTCTGCTAGCTTCTTCAATTTTTACAAATATACCTAGCTCATCAAGTAGTTCTGGTTCAATTTTAGTAATACCACGACTTAACCTGCTAATAGCATCACTAATATCTACACCTAGCGCGGAGGAAATACCTTTAGCAGCCTTACCAATTTTTTCAACAGTTCCTGGGCCTAATCCTGCAGCAGTAATTTGTGCAGTGGCTTTCATTGCTTCTTGAAAGGAAATAGCACTACCAGTTGCAGTTACTAAATTTTTACTAATATTGCCTAGACTTGTACCACTTTGTGCACTTAGTTGCTCTAGACCTTTCATCATATTAGAAGTATCTGCTGCTGAACTTAGCGCGCGAAAAGCTGCACTAACAGCAAATAAATTTGCAGCGTATACGGCATATAGTCTAACTAGGCCACTTAAACCTTGTGATTCTTTAGCAAAATCACGTGCAGCAGCACCCGTGCCACTGCCAGTAGCACGAGAAATACCATAAGCACTACTAGTCATCATACTGTCTGCAATTGCGCGCGAACCAGTAGTACCACCTTGAGTTGGTTGAGGACTAGTTCTTGATTGAGAACTAGTTCTTGGTTGAGGGCCAGAACCTAAGTTAATATTGCCGGCAGCTTTTTGAACTGCTTCTACTTTTGTAAGTAGTGTTTCAATTTTTTTAATTAGTTTGTCTGTGCTACCATCATCAGTAACATTAACAACGTGATTTGTAGTACTTTGTGTAGCCATTGGGTCTCCTAATAGCAACTTACTTTTTTGCTGCCCTAAAACTTAGGAGCAGACTTTATAACTTTAAACACGATTATAGCACAAGGGCAACAATTTGTCAACTATAAAATTTACAGCAATAAAAAAGCCCTAGTAAAAAGTTTACTAGGGCTTTTTGTCCATTCTTGCCTTTATTTTTTCGCTGATAACTTTGCCTCTGCAAGTATCCATTTGCTGTAAAAAATCTAAGGCAAGTAGTTGCTCTGCTTGATCAAAGCTGTACAGATTTAACAAATCAAATACAATATTATAGTCTTTGCCTAAGTAGTTACCGCCCATTGTATCCCAGATATCTGGTAGTACTCTGTATATTAGAAAACATTGTACTATTAAATCTGGAAAATCTTCTAATTCAACAGGTATTTCGGAATCAATAGGTTCAGAACCCATTGTTTCACATAATTCAAAATACTGATCTTTGGTCATGCCTAAATCAGCATTTTGATAGTAATTACTAAGGCTGTTGCTTATTGTGTTTACTTGTTCGTAGAAAAGTTTCCCAGGTCTGTTACCTGTTCACTAATAAATCCATCAAAATTTGTGGAATTTTTCATTAGCTGCAGTGCGTTTTCTTCGCTGTACTCAAGTTCTGCTTCCATATCTTGATCCTTAGCGTCAATAGGCACTAATTGCTCAAGATACTTAAGTTTAAGTCCAGTCCAACCTTTAATGCTGGCCTTGACATATAATTCTAAGAAAAGATCGTCATTCATTTCTTCAATGGGTTGACGATTTTTAAATACAGTTTTTGTTGCCTTTTTGCGAATTGTTTGCAAAGTTTCACGAGATAAAAATGCAATCTGAATTTTAAAATCAGGCATTCCGGGATACTCTACTTCAAGTGGCTTTGAAGGAACTAGTAGTGTTTTTAAAGAAAATGTTGACATATGTACCTAAATATTTATAGTAAGTGCACGCGGCACCTTAGTGCCGCGTGCTGTTTTTAGTTAAGTTGTTTCTAAGTAGTAGCGAACTGTAATATCGTTTGACTTTGATAGATCGTACGCACTGCTAGCAGCAGTTGCACTTAGTGCCGAACCTTGAGCGGTGAAGTTAATTGCAGTAGAAACAACCTGTTGAACATCAACTGTAGGAATACTAATTGTAGCACTTGGCATATCTAACACAACTTTAAGTTTGTTATTTATACCACCAATAGCAATCTGTAAGCTAATCATTGGCTCAGTGGTTGTACTACTAGCAGCAAGCATGTCTGCAAGTAGCTGGCCAGTACTGCCAACACCTGTACCTGTTTTTAAGTAAGCATTTAGTGTACCACTAATAGCACGTGTACCAGTATAGTAGGTAACAGGAGTATTAACAACACCTAAATTAGCTGGAGTAATATAACTAATATTGTTATTAATTGTTATTGATCCGCCAGTTAAGGCTACGTCATAGTTTGTACCAGCTGCTTGGGTACCAATTGCACGTACGCTTTTTAAGGTAACTGTTGATAACTTGTTGGTAATGTACTTAGCATCTACATCTTTAGCGGCTGCAGTGCCAGCAAAATCAGTACCAGTAAATGTACTACCACTTAGTGTACTGTTAATTTGACGTAGTTTAGTTGCTTGACCAGTCCAAGCAATCGTAGCAATAGCATCTAGTCCAAAATCAATTGTAGCTTGTGTTAGAGCAGCATTATCAACAGCATAAGCTACTGAGTCAACTAAGAAGATTAGACCAAATTTTTGTAGTTGATTAAAGTTAGAGCTTGCACTGCTAACTTGTGAAAAGCTACTAGTAACTGGTGCCCAAGAACTCTTGTATAGTTTAAGAGTAGTAGCGGCAAACCCAGTAAGAGCACCATTATAAGGATTTGCATATTCAAATACTAGTTCTGTAAGACCAGTAACTGGAACTGTTCCGCTAGTTATATTAGTAGCACCGCCAGCCTTATAACTAACTAACTTTGCAGCAGCATTAATAAAAGTTGATTGAGCTGAAGGTGCTGTAAAACCACCTAAAACTACGGTATCTCCTACACTAATACTTGTTCCGGCAGTTAATGTGCCGCTGGTTAAGGCAATAGTTAGTTTACCAGTTGTGGTAGTAACACCAGTGCCAATGTCAGTAAAAGCATATGTAAATGTAGTAGCGCCTGTGATAGCGCTACCTGAATCAATATTATTAATGCCTAGTAAGGCATTCCAGAGTACACTTTCTTCCGCACTAACTACATTGTTAGTAATGTTTGGACGAATATAGGTGCTCATTGAAAAGTCTACAGGGGCTAGTGCAGTATTAAAGCTACGCTGACCACGAACTGGTGCACCACCAGCTTCACTAATTGTAATTGTGTCTTGGCTAGTATTCTGTGAGAATTGAAAACCGTCTAGAACTTGAAGTTCTACTGTGTTTGTGCTGGTGGCGGTGGCGGTGGCGGCGGCGTTAATTACACCTGTTGTTGGGTCTACGTTTGTAGTAAAGAATACTCTACTATTACGTACTAAATTTAATGCCATAATCTTTCCTTTATGATTATAAGTATATTATTGCATATTAACTAGACTTTTATCTGTATAAATACAAAATATACTAGGGTTACATTAGTGCGTAACGCACCTGTAAATTGATTTCACCTACTGCATAAGGTAACAATAGCCCCTCATCAGTAACTACAGACATTACTAAAATTTCTGTAGTTTGGTAGTTATTAGTTGCGTCGTATGTTAGTACACGATTATCATGCACTACTTGTTCTACGTCTTCTAGTAAATCTTCTAGTAACTGATGTGGGTCTTCACCTTTGCAGTATACTTTTAAGGAAACTCCTAGGTATCCCCAGGTAAAGTCGCCAGGCAAATATTCGCGTTGTTCTGATCCAGCTACAACATATACCGCAGGAAAGTCTTTGACTTCATCCCAAAATTTCTGGTAGGGATAGCTGTTATTAAAAATATTGGTTTTATAGGGCAGCTCGCCGTTAATTACTTTTAATTTTTCAGCTAGTGCTTTAACAATAGAGACTCTGCGACTCATACTAGTACTGCCCTCATACGATTAGCTACTTGTTGAGCAGCAATTTCTTTGATTGACTTAGTTATCAATATTTTAGGGTTTCTAGAAGCAGGGCTGCCCTGTCGAAATCCTGGTTCAAATGTTTGATAAGGATTTTTCATGTAGGTATAAAAAGCAGTAATCATACCCTGCCTACTCTCACTTAATCGCTCTAATTTAACACTTTCAGCAAATCTACCAGTACGCAAATTTAAAATATCTTTACGACTTCCAGAACCCATATTTTGCTTAATCCGCTCTGTAAGTTCAGCGTTTATTAAACCTTCAAGACTAACAAGGTTAGTTTGAGCATACTGCGGTCTAGTAGGCGATTTTGGTTTAACGCTTAAATTACTAGTAGTAAGTTTACCTGCAATTTTAAGATTAGGATTAATTGTAGGTATTTTTTTACTAGTATTTTTACCGGGTTGTTTTTTACCAGTAAAACCTTCACGAATTCTAAACTCTATTTCTTCATTAAAACTTCTGGAAAAGTTAATAGTTCTTAGTAATTTATCAATATTAGACCAAGTTGGTGTTTCTAGTTTATCTGCATATTCACGTTGATTTTCAGCCCTGTCCTGAATAACAACAACGTTAATACCAACACCTATTGCATTTAATTTGCCTAAAAAATTTCCTACTCCAGAATTTTTTACAAGTTCTGCTTCTACTTTAGTGCCGTAGGTACTTCTAGACTTTAAGTTAGTATAAAAACTATCAACTTGATTTTTAATCAGTTGTAGTCTAGGCTCGCTGGCAACTTTAGCATTAAGACCATCAAGTAGTCTTTCAATTTTAATTTGCAGTGGAGTTTTTGCAAAAGCTGTACCAAATAAATGTCCTACATCAAAACCACGTTTAGTTTTTGTACCACTGTACAAGCTTTCTTTAATGTACTGACTTATTTTATCATTTAAAAACTTAGTAAATAAGTTTTTTTGTGCTGAATTATAGTCTGGATACAAACCACCTATAATTTTATTGTTGGAATATAACGCTGCAGGAGTATAATTTTGAATTTCTGTTATAGTTAGAAGATTATTAGTTCCCTTAAGTCTAATATCTCCGCTGTTTAACAGCTCAAGCTTAAACTTGTGTGTTTGTTCTAAGTAACTTTGTAATTGAGTATTTAATTCACTAAATGTTATATATCTACTTTTTACAAGTTGCCTACCTTCTTCGGTATTATATGCTTCTTTGCCTAGTTCACGAAATTGCTCAATCTCTTGAAAAACTAGTTCTTCTGACTGTATTAATACTTTTTCTAAACTAATACTTAGTATATCTACATCAATAGGTACAAAGTGTAATTTTGCATCTAAGTAGTCTTTACGTGTATTTTTTGAAAATATACTTAAAAGTAGTGAACCTATTACTCCGGGTGTAACACTCATGTGTAATCCGCCGTGTATAAGTCTAGCACACGTTTAATATGTGCTGGCAAATTAGTACTACTAACATACTCAATTTGCATAGTGTTAGGATTAGCTGATTTTGTACTATGCACTGCTGAATCACTTCTAAGGTAGTAACTTACTAAGTCTAGTACTGCTAGTTTTAAATCTGCAGGTATTGTTTCATAACCTGCAGTATAAGTTACTTTAAAAGCATTTGGTTTATTACAGGTTGTATATGGGCCTACAACAAATTCTACAGTGTCATGGTCTTGGTCAACAACATAGTGATCATATTCCTCTAGGGTAACATAATTTTTACCAAAATCATCAGAAAATTCTACACTAGCTACTTGCAGCAGTGGAGTTTCTTTTAGTACAATTTTACCCGTTGGACCTCCACGTACTGTTTCTACCCTATAATCATCTACATAATCTACAAAAGTTCTGCGACAAATTTGTTTTACTAAACTACTTACTTTTGGAACTAAACTATTAATAGTTGCATCTTGATTGGTACTATTTATACCAGAGTAAGCTTTATACTCTTGTAGTGTAATTAAGTTAGTTGCCATATTATATCCTTTTATCTTTTATAAGAACACCTTGATGCCCTTATAAAAGACAGGGCTTTTCAGCCCTGTCAGTGCCAAATCTAAGATTAGGCTGAGTAAATTAAGCGAACTGCACCTGCACCATAGTTACTTGTAACTTGCGCAAAACCTGTGCGCAAGCTAGCAACCATAACACGACGCTGTGTTTCAACTAGTTCTTGTGTGTCGATACGTAGACCACGTTGATTACCAATAACAAAGTTACCAGGAGCAACGCAAATTGCACCAACGTTAGCAAATGAAGTACCAGCTGTTGCACTAGGATCGTTAAGTTCACCAGAAACTAGTACTGGTGAGTTACCGATTTGGCCGATTTGGCCAGTAAGTAGTGTAGCTTGTGGACCAACTTGGTTCATTGTTTGGAACACTGTGTCCTCAAGTAGACTGTAATAAACACTGCTGTTAACAATGTAAACTACGTCTGCTGGGTCAAGACCCCAAACGCCAAGATTCTTACGCATTGAGCGAAGATTTGCAACTGTAACAGCTGTACTAGTAGTAGCAACTGCAACTTGTGTTGTAGCACCAGCAGCACTAGCTAGGCCTGTAACTGGGTCACCTGTACCACCAGCACCACGGAGCAGAGCCTTGTCAACTGCGCGAGCAATACGACGAATCATACCATCACGAATTACAGGCATAATAGCGATAAGGCTATCTTCTTCTTCTTCATAAGCTGTGTACTCGTTGGTAGCAACTTTGTATGCACTAAGTGTGATCTCTTTGAGTGCGTGTACAGCAGTGTTACCAGCACTTGTTGAGCTACCAAATGAAGTGTTGTCAATCCACTGAGCAGTACCTGCTTCTGGATTAACGGGAATCTTCATTACGTTAGTTTGCATAGCGATCTGACGGAATAGTGGTGCAACGACTAAGCGACGACGAACCTCAGCTTCCATTGCTAGTGAAACTTCTTGTTCCCACTGAGCAGCAGGTAGGTGTGGACCTTGACCACTACCAGCATACTTTTGAATCATTTCACGACCAAATTTAGTATCTTCGATACTTTTGTTAGCCATGCGAGCAAGTAAAACAGCTTTTTCTTTGTCGGCATAGCTCATTTCATTGGCTTTACCGTCAGCAGCAAACTGCATACGTGATTTTTGAACAGCTTCTAATTCAGCAGCTTTTTCTGCTAGTGTAGCTTCTAGGCTAGCAATAGCTGACTTGTGTGATTGCTCTTGTTCAGCAACACGCTTTTCTACTTCGGCTAATAGGCGCTCGGCGCCTGTGTCAATTGTTTGTACTTGTGCAACAGCAGCTTTAATTTTGCTGTCAAGATCAGCTTGAGCTTTTTCAGCAGCAGCTTTTTGCTCAGCAGCTTTAGTTTGTGCTTCAACAAATGCTTTTGCAGTTTGTTCAGCAGCTTTGGCAGCAGCGTCTGCAACCATTTTTTCTAGATCTTTAGAATCCATGTTCCATTCCTTTGTAGTGTCGCTATTTGCTTCCGCTGGGGACTCTAGCCCTTTAGCTGATTCCAACTTGGGCGCAAATTGCAGTTTGAAAAATTTAAGTTCTTCGTCGGTTTTAAACGATTTAGACAAACTAAATAATGTATTTTGATTAGCAGGTACGGACACTACTGAAATTTCATGTAGTTCCAGTTCTTTAACAACAAACAGCTCAGTGGCTGCATTATATTCCGCATCAGCGATACGAAAACCAATACTAAAGGCAGTAAGTACTTCGTCTTTAATAAGATTAAACACTTCTCCTGCTGCTGCAGAAATCCGTGCTTTAATCCATAAACCTTTACTGTCAACTCTGTGATCTACCATTCTACCAATAGGTTCACTATGGTCGTGATATGCTAAGATTACTGGATTTTTTAAGTAATTTGCAATACCTTGTTTCCATACTGAACTAGGCACAATATCACCTTGACGATCTGTATCGACTGTACTTGCGTACCCTTCGATCATAATACTATCAATACTGATATTTTTACTAGGTAGAACACTTTTAGTAAATGTACTGGTTAAGGTAAGTACTTTATTTTTATCTACCATATGTTCTCCCTGTTATTCTTTAGGGGCTGCAGCGGGACGACCGCCTTGTGCTGGATTTACAGCACTACCAGCAATATTAGCAGGAACACGTAATTCATCGTGGCCTGGCATTTTTTCATATCGCAACTCTACACGTGCTTCGTTGGGTGTAATAATACCTGCATTTACAAGTGTTTGATGATAAGTTGCAATATCTTTTAATTCTGGTTGTAGTGCACTTACATTGGTAGTAATTGCATCTATATCGTATCCGTAATAACGCTCTAGTGCACTAATAAATTTTCTAATAATAGGCATTACTGTTTCTAAGTAGAACAGTCGCAAATTAGGTGAAATATTAGCGTTGTTACCACCATTTAATAAAATAGGCGGTACACCAATTACTTGTAAAAGCATTTCATTATGAGTTTTAACTGCTTGATCAAAGTCTAGGTCTTTATAGCTATTATTACTAATTGAATGTGGTTTTAAACCGCTGTCTAAAATAACTGGGCGTTTGCCGCCGCTTTTATTATTATATCGTTGTAACCAATACTGAACAGTTTTTTCTTTGGCAACTTGCGATAAGGTGTTGTCGCTGGTTAGCACAAATCCAAAAGTAGCACCATTATTAAAAAACTGTGTTTGAAACTGATGCATTGAATTAAGTAAATCAATACTATGCTGTGCCGACTCTAGTCTACTAGCACCACGATAAATACTTTGCGAGTTTAAATCGCGAAAGTGAAATACGTCTTTTTCCTCAAACTCAATATATCCACTATAACGATAACCACGTATAAATGTTTTGGTATCTGTTAAGATTTCTGTATACTGTGCTGGTAGATGGTACATAAACACACCGTCAAAGTGTATAAATACGTTACCCTCTAGGATCAAGTCAGTAAAAATGGCTTGACGAAATTCTTGAATGCTTTGATAGGGGTTAGGTCTAAAATTAAGTAAATTTACTAGCTGTTTTTGCCTAATTCCACTAACTACACCTTCGTTTAACTTATCTTTTACATCATAGTCTAGTGAGCTAACTGCACTAACTACCATGTTTACGCCACGATTAACAACTTCTAAGTTTCTAAACGCTTGCTGATAAGTAATTTTACTAGTAGTGGGGATATGTGTTCCCTCACCCTGTGCAATTCTTTCTTGTGCAGGATTCAGCTTTTGGCGAATCCACTGCATACTATCTGTAATTAAACCCATGTTTTTTCCTAACAAAATTCGCTAAAGAAACTTCCATAGCTTTGCTTAGGAACCACAGGACCACCACCAGCAACTTTTTCACGTTGAATTTCAATCCAACGCGCTTGTTTGGACTCACTGCCAGGCTTGGGAGTTTTACCGTATACACCATGAAGCGCTATATGATGAGGATTACATAGGGTGTAAACTTGCTCATATAACTCACTATGATGACTACTAATAAACTCGTCCCTAACAGCTAAGATTCCCTCATCAGTTGAAATATCATAACCTTTACGGCGTGCCCAGCTTTCTAGTAACAGGGTAACGCTGTGCAGGTGATGTAATTCCAAGTCCTGACTTGTGTTGCAAATATAGCAATGGTCTTGCTTTTCATAAGCCGACTTGGCTTTATCTCTAACGTGTTT